TTAGAATATGGCGATTGCAATTCAAATAAAGAAGTCCGCGAAAGACTATTGTCAGAAAGTACGGGCGTAACGGTTCAGAAATATGTTCCTGAAATTGTTAGGGCGAACTATATCGACCAAAGTACAGTATCAGAATCAATGGGTATCTATTCCGATACCCTTTTTTCGTGGCTTTGTAGCCTATTTCCAGAACAGAATGTTATCAATGCCTATGACTTATATAATGTTGGCTCTATTGGCAGCAAAACGGTGTTCTGGTACAAAAATTTCATTGGTAAATATTGTTTCGACAAAGTAATGGCATATAAAAATGACGGACACAGGGATAAAGTAGAAAAACCAAGCCGTAAGTTCCTGGTTCGTGATGGATACACAGACAGATGCTTTTTTGGTGAGCATCTTTTAACGGATTGGCGCAAGGAAAACTTTGTTGTTGAATCCGAAAAAACAGCATTGATATTGTATTTATATTCAGGGCGCAAAGTTATTGCAACAGGTGGTAGTTCCTGCTTGTCTTCAATTGGAAAAGGAAGTATTTTGTTGCCAGATTATGATAAAGCTGGCGAAACATGGAACGAATGGGGCAATGTTTCTGAATGGTGGAAAAGGTTTGACGGAGTGGAAGAAGGCGATGATATTGGAGATTTGATTGTACAAAAAAAAAGCCGGTAATCAACCGGCTTTTAAAATCAATCTAAATTAAACCAACTTAAAATGAACCAAACTACAAAACATTGCTAAGGTAATTATTATTAAGCAACCCACCAACTATTAATATCTTCAGGTTTAAATTCACCTGCAACACATAAAAGTATGAAACGGTACACTTTTTCGATTTTAGCTTCCATTAAACTAATTGACGGCTCAAAATCTTTGCGGTCAAATACGAATATCCTGCCACGATTATAAGCAACGCCTTCAAGATTTGAATGTGCGTTATAAATCACATACCATCCTTTGTCAACATTTGGATTACCGATAAAATGACCGATAAGCTGTAATCTGTACTCGTCAACAACATCTGCGGCAGTTACCGTAGGCAAAGTTAGGTTACATGCTTTCTTTTTGTTGTAAGGACATTTTACCTCCAACCATGCAATCACTTCATCACCATCGTATATTAATCCATCAGGACTATCTCCAAAATGTTCGTCAATTTTCATAAACAGTATATCGCTGCCAAAATCTTCGGAAGCCCATTTTACTGTTTCCATAACATTTTCACGAAGCCATTCGATAGCATACACTTCATTGTCTTTTCCCCAATCCAACGCCCGGCCATCAATATCGTCAATCAAATCTTTTTCACGTATCTGAAAAACAATATCGTCAATGTAGTCGATAGCAGTTTTTCCAAATATTTCAGTTTTACCACGACCACCTGTGTTTAGCTTTGCTAATCCACTTGCGGTAATTCGTGACGAACGTTCAATTTTCCACTTTAGTTCCTTGTCCCTGTTCGTTGGTTGTTGGTCGTATTCTGGATTCATTTTTCAATTTTTCAACGTTTTCACTTGTAATACTATATTTCGCTGTAACCTTTCCGATTTCGTTACCATCGGCAACCCATCCTACTATTTTCGCCCAATTTGGAGAATCGGGTGCGAGAGTTGGTTTGGGGGTTGCTGCGGTTTTGGGCTGGAATGGTTTTATTCTCAATCCTTCCACTGTTTCCCTTCCGAACCTAACTTTTGGATCGACATAAATTTCAACTAATATCATTTTCCAATCGTCAGTATCAATTTTGTTACCTGCAAACTTTTTGACTATTGAGGAGTTCCCCACATTAAGCCTCATCGGTTTAAATTTTTTGTCGGTAAAATATGCTACGTTGGCAAGTTCATCCCCTGATTGGGATTTACAAATTTCTTGTTTAACATACTCAATTGTTAACACCAAAGACTTATCTCCTATATCCGAAGATGCTAAGTGGTCTGATTTAAAAGGTTTTTTCCAATGTCCCATTTTTGTCACTTTCAATTTTCAATAAATTAAAAAAATCATTAAGCATAGCAGGATTAACACACATTGACATCGTGCCATAAAGTCCTGTACATAGAGTTTCGATTGCATCATTTTTCTCGTTCAGCATCATATCCGAAAACACTTTGTACGGTGCGATATGTGATGCAAATACCATTTTCCAACTTTTATCGTTGTTTTCGATTTCAAGTTTAGCTTTTGAAAATCGGAGTTCAAATACGCCAACATTTAACTTGGCGATTGTTATGTTATTCTTCTTCTTCATTTTTCCTGAATACATTAGGTGATTGTGTAAACTGAATTATCTGCTTCGGGTCTGTTTCAACCACTTTTTTCAATCCCTGATCGAACCTCCTACGTGGTTTGCGTTTCTTTAACGTGAAAGTACCGAAGTTTTTTACAAGCACAGTTTCTCCCGACTGAACTTCGCTTGCAATAGTTGAAAACATTTTCCTGCCGATTGCTACGAATTCATCTTCAACGGGCTTCATCTCGGTATGCTCGTTGGCAATGATGTTTTTTATTATATCTCTTTCGTTCATATATTATGATTTTTAAATTATCCCAATTATTCCAGACAACCCGATCTTCGTTATTTCCGTATCGTAAATGCTTTCGCTGCACCAAATGCTTTCGCTGCACCAACTATTCGTGAGCGTTAATGCACCATCAATATCCATGTCTCCAATCAACAAAGAAACATTCTGATTCGATTCTTTCCCTGTAAGCTCGTCAATTACTGACTGTTTTACGGTAGCTTTATAAAACTTTTCGGATTCCAAATCGCCAATTTCTTCTGCAATATCCGACTTTTTTATAGTCGCAATTACGGTTGAGTTGGTAACTGTTTCCATGTACTTCATGGTTTTAATTTCGGCATCCCCAAACGTTTCTGCCTCCAATAGATATGTTTCTGATACAGATTTCTCCCTGCCGGAAATCGGGTCAAGGTGCGTGTACTTTACTCTTGCTTCAAATTTCATTTTTATTAGTTTTAAATATTTTGTAAAAATATACAAAATATTTTATATATACAATAAAAAAAGCACCGATTATTAGTCGATGCTTTAAAAATGAAAAAGTAACAAAGTGAAAACGGAAGTATAATTATTTCAGGTTAAAACTACCACCATATATTTTTGCTAATTTTAAAAGTTCATCATTCGTCATAACTTCGATTACAGACCGTTTGTTTTTGTGCGATACAAGAAATTCAATCATTTCATCACGGACTGTTACGCCTTGTTTCTTTTCAATTGGCGGTGCAGGTTTTTCTTTTTTCTCCTTTACCTTCTTCACCTTCTTCTCAACCTTCTTCTCCGCAGGAACATCTACCGGAATATTCGGGTAGTATTCAACTATTGATACAATCCCTGCTTTAAACCCAATATCAGCCACTACATTGCCCTTACTGGCTATGGCATAGTCCAAAACACCTGTTGTTCTTTTAACGAGAACCACGCATTTTAATTTACTTTCAGCCTGTGCTTCGGGTAGGTTTTCCCAACCCATAAAATCTATTGCTTCTTGTTTTTTCATATTGTTTTTATTATTTTTTCTGGTTCTGGAACTATCTCCCCCTGCAACCTATCATACTCATCAGGAATCGCTAATGGGTGTATTTCGCTTGCAGTTTTAATTGAAATTGTACCAGCCTGTTTTGACTGGTTTACCATCGTTATTTCATCGCTTGTGTTCATTGGAACGTAAATGTCAGGTTCAGAAATAACCACAAGGTTTTTATACTCCAACGTTTCTTTCTTTTCGATACTCAACCCCTCTTTCACTAACTCCACAACCTTTTCCAATACAGGCTGCCAACGTGGTTTTGCATCCATAGCGTACTGAATTGCATCGTTGTAAAGGTTTTTGATGTAAGCACCGGACTGATCGCCACCTTTCAATATTTCAGGGTCGATAACGACTGTGCCAGTAGTCCTGAAAAGTTCCTTTGAATATTGCTCGAACTCAAATTTCAGCGAAGGCGACATATCGGATTGCTGCAACAATTTAGCGTTGGCATTAGAATCTTCGGATATGATTGTCTTTCCCTGTGTTGATTTGGGTGGCAATACCTGAACACCATCGCCTGAAAGGAATAAGATACCAAAGGCAAAGTAAGCATTGCTTTCCCTGACATCGGATAACAGCCTTTCGATTTTATCAATCAAGTCCTGCCCCTGTCCCCATGCAACATCATCTTCACGGTGATATGCAATGGGTATTCGGGAGAATCCATGCGAAGTAGGTTCTTGTACGGATACCCATTCCGAGCCTTCGAGAATACGCCTTTCGTAAGTTGAGTTTGTGAATACATCAATCGTGTCAAAAGTTTTAAGCCCATCATCTGATATTGTTGAATACCTGCGGATAAATTTATCTAAAGTGATTCCGTCTTTTTTATATACAGGTATCAGCATATCGCCATCCTTGTACGACCAAACCTTATATTGCAATTTCTTTTCTGACATAAAGAAATAAACAGCACCATCGCCTGTTGAAAGTGCTGATTTTGCCATTAAATACATTGCTGACGATGCGTTCCGCTGTGTCCAATATTCTTTGAACAGGGTAAACTTTTCTACATCGCCATTCCTTAACGAAGTGAATTTTGGCGGTTTGGCGAATAAATGTACACATTGTTTTGTGGCTATCATTTGCTGTAATGCCACCGATACCCTTGCGATATAGCTTACGCCTTCAATTTCTCCTTGTGCGTTTTTTATAAATTTATCTGGATAAATCAACGGATTGTTTATAGCATGGCTTCGTGGGTCTAATTCTGCTAAGAACCTATCCTGCGTAACCACATTGTATCGCATGGTAGGTATTGGCGCCTCCACGTATTCATTCACGTAAGCCGTTGGGTATGTTTCTGAATTTGAATATGTTAATGGTGCGGCACGAACAAACGCCTTTTTCTTTAAAAGGAGTTGGTA